ATATTAACGCACTCCCCGGACGCCATAAATGAGAATCCAGATCGTCTATTTTTAAGGTAGCACATTCCATATGACCTGTTATCGGCTTTACAAGCTTCCCAGAATATGTAAAATAATCTGTTTGATTCCCTAAAATCTGGTGCCCCAACATCAATTTTGGACCACTGCAAGTACATATAGTGAGTACCAGTAATGTAAGTAGCCACATCCTTATTATAGAACCAAAAGCCTTCGTCTCTACGAGTGAACTCCACGTCGATGTAGTCATACCATTTTTCTTTAAAGTCATCAGGATAGTTTTCCCAATCAAAAACAGTTTTTATTCTTTGCAACTGTTTTGGGTAATCTATTTTAGACCATTTATTTTCTTTGTATTTATATACTTTATTTTTTTCAACAAAAGGTAGAGCTATCTTAAGGTTTTGCACTTCGTATATCTCTCCTATTTTACCTGTCTTGCTAATAACTACTATGTCATGCTCTTCGTTGTAGCCATACTCCCATTTTTTATACCTGTTTTTTTTGTTTATAATTTTAGGCTTAATATGGTTTTCAAGAACTTTATATAAATTTTGTTTATACATTACTTAGCTCTTCCTTCTGCAAAACCACCAAAAGGTTTTTCTTTTTTAACCTCTTCTTTAGGTTTATTATCTAGCATGTTTTGCTCTTCTTGTATGCGGTCTAATATTTCAAATGCATCAAATATAGCTAGCTTTTTAGTGGCAGCAGCGTTCTTAAGTCTATCTGCAGATATATCATCATCTGAATCTACTATAGCTTCTTTAGCAACCTTTATTAGTTCATCGACGGCTACCTGCCCAGCTTGGATTATATTCTTTTTCGTCTCCTTGATATTCATGACTTGCTACAATATTATTAGATTTCATACAATACAACAGCTCTTTGTCAACAACAAACTCAAATTCTGAATTAGGCTGAAAGCTAACTAACGCCCCTTTTGTTATTCCTGCTTGTTTTAACGAGCTATTACCATATTTTAATATACCAATATGGTTTAAAATTTTATCAACCTCTAAGTCGTTATTATTAACTATAGGCTTTACGAAGCAACGATCTCCAAAAGATTTCCAATTTTTTTTGGTTTTATATAAATAAATCTGATCAGTAGAACAAAAGAACAAGTTGTCTTTAAAATATGATTTACTATTTTTCTCTTTACCTCTTATATCATAAAATCTTCTAAAAACATTATGATGTATTAAAACTAAGTCACCTTTTTTAATATCACTACTGTCTATTATTGGTGTTGATATTACCTTAGCTATGTTGTTTACGTGCTTATAAGACTCTATGCTAGCATTGGTTATAAGTTTTTTTTTGCCAACTTTTATTTCGTTATCATACCTAAGTCCTAAAGGAGATACAATAAAATCACTAACGCTATTCACTAGTACTTTAAATCGTACTCTAAAGATATAGCCATGTTTGAATTAAACTTTTTCCAAGGTAAAACCTCGTTATTTTTTTTAATAAAAATACTATATGACTCGTCTTTTTCGTTTTTAATTATAGCGTCAATAACGTGACCGCCATAAACCTCTTGACCTAAAGAATAATGCATGGCTTCATTTTTATAGTCAGAACCAATACTGATTTTTCTTATAATAGAATCCATTTATTTTGGAAGTTTAGATTCTATATCTATTATTTCATAAGAGCCTGTGGATATATCTATGTTGATTGCCCCATATTTTTTTTCTAACTTTTCTCTGGTTTCTCCCATCTGGTCAAGTAACTCGTGAGACAACCTAAGTATTCTATGGTTTTCTATTTGAAGAACACCTAGAGATTCAGCGAAGCTTTTATGTTTTTGAGTTTGCTCTTGAATTTCTTGTAATTCTTTTTTTGTTATTGTTTTTGCTTTTTCTGCTTTTGCCATTTTATTTTATTTAATTTAATTGTTTTATTTATATAGTCACTTGCTTAGAGATGTAATTACATTACAGCTAGCAATGATTGCGCGGTGGTATTTGTGGCTCTTATTTTTGTCGCTAGTATAGGCAAAAATGTTCCAGTAGCTACTTTGGTAAACAAAGTCCAAGTTCCTTCTGGGTTTGCTTTTAGCTGAACCTCTACATCCCCTGATTCTCCAACATATATTAAAGATCCATTGTTTGGATTTCCACCTAATTCTACAACGGTGTCTGCTCCAGCGAAAGTTATTTCTTTAGCTGTGGTTATAAAGTCTCCTATGTTAGTTATGGACACAGCATTATTAGTATTATAATTTGCCATTTTTTTTATTTATTACTTATTGATTTAAATTTTTCAGCACCACGCGAGCCAAAATAAGCTACGTATACAGTTGTTGTTAATGTTTTTAATAGATTTATCCACTCTTGTTCTACGGTAAAATCTATATAGCCATGACTATCTACCCATATAAAAGCTATAGTCATTATAGTTAAAAATATCAAACTCATAGGTCTAGTGTTTTTACTAAGCCACGAGTCTGACGTCATGTCACTCTCCCATCGTTTTGATACTTCTTGTGCTTCAGCTATATCTTGTTCTAATAGTTTTAAAGCCATTTCTTTATCAGGTGGAGGTAAAGCTTCATCTTTATCGATTAAATTTTTTACAACACCTAATAAGCCTTTGTCTGGTAATACATCTGCTAGTGAATCTAATACTCCAGATTTACCCAGCAAAAACTGACCAACTTTAGTTTCCTTGAATTTTTTTTTAGGCATTACCTTGGTTTATTTGTTGCACAGCCAGACTTACATCTACCGCTTTTGGTAAATACAACATCCCCAACTTTACTAACTATTTCTAATGGATTAATGCGATTTAGGTCTATTTCAGGAAGATTAAATTTAAAACCACCACCTCTTCTTTCAGAGCCTCCCGTAGTTCCTATTGTAAAACCAGGTATTGGTTCTGGTTCTTCTTCAGGTAAAAGTTCTTCAACTTGAAAAATTTCAGAACTTAAATTATCGCTATAATTTGGAGTCTCTATTTCATCTGGAGTTAAATCAAAATCGCCAGTACAAAGCTTTTTGTATCTAGCTGGATTTGCCGCTTTACCTTCTGGTGTGCATATTTGATTTGTCAGTTGATCAACCCATTCATCATTTGGAGCTTTATTGTCGTTTCTTACAACAAACGGTTCTCCTCCTCCAGGAGTTTCTTCTACTACCTCGTCAGGAGTTATCATGTTGTAATCCTGTCTCATGTCTTGAACTCTAAACCTTTGGCCATCTCTTTCTACTATCCTAGACTCACCTTGCTCTACCGCTTCTCCTACTTTAAATTTTTCATTACAAGGAGGTAAGGGTGCTTCTCCGCATGGATTGCCGGTTACTGGATCTATAGCACTTATTGGAGAGCCACTACTGTTTCTCAACATGCCTATAGGCGCGTTTATACTTGATTTAAATTTAGGTCTCCCTAGATTCATTTTAAATGCCATAATGTTTTTTTTATCTGTTTCTTCTGTTTCTTTGTCTCTCTAGTAGTCTAGCTTGAGCTTCTTTCTTTAGCTGCGCATTCTTTATTTTCTCCTGTTCCCGCTTTTCTTTTATCTTTTCTTTTCTCAATCGAAGCATTTCTTGCCTCGACATTTTTGTGTTAGATGATGAAGTCTGAACCATTGAAGGCTCGTTTAAAATATAACCTTCGTCTGTATAGAAGTTTTGTCCTTCAGGAGTGTCAACATTTATATACCTACTGACAGTACTGCCACCAGTAGTTTGCTGATAAAATTGCTGAGCTCTTGGATCATCTGATGACCTACCATAACCCTCTCTGGATAAAATTTGAGCGTTAGGATCTAGTGTTTCTCCAGTTCCTGGGACAAACATACCATCTGATAATGTAACATATCCTTTGCCATCTATTATCATTTGTCTTACTTGCTGTGGATTTAGTTGAGTTTCTGGTATAACAACTTGCTCCATATTTTCTGGAGAAGTCATATTGTATATTTCAGCTGGGGTAACATCTTTTCTAGAACCACCAAAAAGAGAGCCTTTTACTTTGTTGTTTTTAATTTTAAGAGACAATGCTTTTTGCGTTTGGGTTTTGTTGGCGGTGATACCTCCAAAGGTACCACCTGTCAAATACCCACTATTATAAGCATCGGCTAGTTGACCAGACAATACATCTAATTGATCACTAGCAACAACGCCGTCTATTTCTTTATCAAAAAACCTACCTGTTGAATAACCTTCTTGTCCCTGAAGTGTTGTATTTTCTGTTATTATAAACCTAGAATTAGGATCATTAGCATCTCTATGTCTATGGTTTTGACTATAGTTGTGATTAACAGGTGATGTTTTGCCAAGGCTAAATAAAGATGATTTATTAGTTAGCGATTGTTGTATTTTAGCTGATGATTTTCTACCTACACCTAAATTAAATTTTTTCTTTATATTTGCCATATTTATGAATTTTTATAAGCCTCGGCCTCCCAAGGTAAGTTTTTTGCACCTTCTTCCATTTGTGCTCTAGAATATTTTTTTCCTTTCCAATAAACGTAATTATCATCATAAGATAAATCACCTCTTTTTATTTGATCAACATGTATATCTTCGTGATCACAAACTTTTTTAATCATGTCAACTGGTAGCTCTGAGTCTAAAACTATACTTGCGTTGTTATTAGTTTTACCTAAAACTCCTTCTTCAAGATTAGCGTAATACACAGGTTGATTGCTTACTTCGTATGGTGGTTTTATCTTAAATGCCATTGTTATTTTTTATAAGGAAAAATTTTATTTAACTTATCTTGTCTACCTTTACAGCCGCAGTCTTTACCAGTAGCTTGAGAATATTTGTGAGCAAGTCTATCAACCCCAAGCCGGTGCATAGTGTTAGCTACAGTATCTCCAAAGCCTATAGGTTTTTGAATATACTTTTCCATATTTATTTTCCTAATTTAGAAATTTGCTTAGAAGCAGCCCCTGGATCTTTAGCCGTTGCACTGCCACCGTCTTGGTTGGATTTCATTTTTATAACTTGACTAGCAACTTCTTTAGGCATACCTCCTTTTATAGCTTCAGCTCTTGCTTTTGCTTTTTCAGCTGATGAAGCTTTTTTAGTTATTACATCTTTACCGTAAGCGTTATTAATAACACCTTCTTTTATAAAACCTTTCATTCGATTCATAATAGGTGATCTCATTTGAAAAACCGCTTTATCTCCCATGTGCTTACCGGCTTTTTTTATTGGATCATCTCCTGCTTTTCCGTAATTTACAACACCCTCGTGATGCATAGTTAACGCTTCTTTCTTTTTTTTCACGTCATCAAAGTGTATATCTTTTTTTAATCTACTTATTTCGGCTCTATCATAGGCCATTTTGTGATCTTCTCCCATTTTGTTTTTTTTAAAATATTTATTATTTGCTAGCATGGTAACCAGCTAAAGCTTTTTGTGCGTCTTGTTTTGATGCAAACCCACCCTTGAATATCTTGTTACCAGGTTTTTTGTTGTTTATTATTACATACTCTCCACCTCTTTTTTCTATACAACCTGGCCCACCTTCTGATTTAGCGCACCCTTTGTTTAAAGGAGACTTGCTCATAAACGGACTGCTGAATGCAGAGTTTTTATTTCTTTTTCGCATTTCGTTCCAAGACTCTGAGTGCATCATGTCTGAGGAACAGTGATTTATTGGTGAATTCATATTAATATGTCCAGATTACGTTTTGTGATTTATTTTTATCAATGTCTACGTGTATAAACGAGCTAGCTACTCCTATTCTTTTGAAGCCTACTTTTAATAAAGCTTTAATTATTTCATATCTATTTCTAGATTCTGAGCAAGCTATATCGGCAGCTAATCCTTTTAAGTGAGATGAATCTGCAACCCCACCTACTTTTTTGTTGTGAGACTTTGTTCTATATCCGCTTGTTATTCTTATTGGTTTGTTGTATATTTTGCGAGCTGCATCAAGCATACTTAAAATTTCCTCACTCATATTAAAACCGCTACCCGGCTCGTCAGGCGAGTCAAATTCTTTTAGTTTGAAGTATTTCACTTGGAGTCACCTCCACACACGCTTGTTATTGGGCCTGGTTTGTATGGTGCCGCGTTTTTAGCTAATAAAGATATACCATCTTTACCGCTACTACTACCCGGCGAAAAAGGACCTTTTGGTTTGTGAGGACCGTCCCATATAGCTGTGCTACCAACTTGAGTGTTGCTTCCTTTAGAAGGAGTTTTTCTTGATTTTGCTGGTGATATTCCAACACCAGCGCTAGTTCTTAAATGTCCCATTTTATGTTAATTGATTATTTATTAAAGCTTGTATTCCTTGAGTTGCTGGATCGACAAATCCAGGTAAAGGGCCTACGTTAACACCTGTGTCACTAAGACCAGATTCTGTTAATTGAGATGGAGTTTCTGGTGCCAAAACACCTGACATATCAGCACTTACCTCCTCTTGTTGATTAGCTATTTGTCCTTCAGCTATTTCATCAACAATGCCAGTGTCACCGGTTAAGTCACCTAATTTTTTTTCAAGTCTTTTGTGCATAGCGTCGTGAGCCATTGTAGACGATTTTTTATTTTTCTTTTTATTTATAAGCCCTTGTATAGCGCCAAACACTCCACCAGCTTTAGAACCACCAGCTCCTAAACCTAACGCTGCTCCAACTATTCCACCCATAAATTTAACAGGTGAGTTGTGTCCACTCGTCATAGTAATAACGTCGCGATCGCCTTCGTATATTTTTGAATTTTTTATTGCGTTATCTTTAAATTCTTTATCTTTTTTTCTAGCATATACATCTGCGTATACGGCCCCCATGTTGTGAGCAGCTGAATCAGATAAAACTTTAAAGTTGTGTGAAGGTGTAAATGCTTCAAAACCTGCTTGTGGCATAATTATCTATTTTTATCTTTATTAACAAGGTTTATTGCTTCGCTTAAAACCTTATCCATATAGGTGTTTCCTTTTATTATTTTATTTCTTCTTTCGCTTGTTGGTATGTCTTCTTCACCAAGCATTATTCTATATATTCTATTTATTAAAGTTTTACCTTTAAACGTCAAAGTGTATATATTGTATAATTGAGTTGTTCTATTTCTATTTCTCCAGACTTTTATCCAATTATTTTTTAAAAGCTTATTCCAACGCCTGTTGTCCCAGCTGTAAGCATATGTTCCGTTTTCAAAATCTTTTTTTTTAAACAAATCTATGCAGTCTAAATATATAAGAAGCTCTAAATCAGCGTCTGTTAAGGCGTTGTTTTTACAAGCCCATTTGCGTATTACTCGATAATGCTTTAGCAGGTTTAAATTTTTTAAATCTTTAGCTTCTAGTTTTCTCATAAAACAACAACAACATCAAACTCTTTTATTACTTTGTAAACCTCTGCGTTTATTTCCATGTCAAACCCAGCATGTCTGTCGTAATATATAACATCACCGTTTTTAACGCCTTCAACTTTTGTGCCTATTGTTTTAACGATTGCCTTTCTATATCTTATGTCGTCTCTATGTTTTTCGCCTAAAATTAAACCACCTTTTGTTTTAACAGAGTTTTCTTTTTCAGGATCTATTATTATGTATTTATTAACTGCCTTCACTTGTTCTAACGTTATTAATTACACAATCAGTTGATAGTATTGTAGTTGCTACAGAGGCCGCGTTCTTTAATGCACTTTTAGTGACAAGCAATGGATCTATAATACCATGCTTAATCATGTTTACCATATTTCCTGTAACTACGTCTAATCCATATCCTTCCTTCTCTGGCTCTTCAATATCTATACCAGCGTTAGCTAATATAGTAATGAAAGGAGCTTTTATAGCCTCCAGTAAAACAAGTTCGCTTTGTGAATTAGATTTTATTTTTTGTGCAGCGTTTAATAAAGCTATACCACCACCTGGTAATATACCTTCTTTTATAGCGGCCTTAGTAGCACATATAGCATCTTCTACTCTATCACTTTTTTCTTTTAACTCTACTTCAGAATTAGCACCAACCTTTATAATACCCACTTTACCGCTAAGAAGAGCAAGTCTTTTTTCTAGTTGCATTATTTTACCTGGAGCTTTTTCTTTTTGAATTTTTTTCTCTATTAGTTTTATAGAGTCAATAACCTCAGTTTTTATTTCTTTTACTTGAATTATTGTTTCTTCAGAGTTAGTTATACACTTGTCAGCTTCACCTAGATATTCTTCTTGTACTAAATCAATATCGTCTCCAAGGTCTTCATTTATTACTTTGGCACCTGTTATAGAGGCTATGTCTTGAAGCACTTGCTTTCTATTTATTCCGTAGTCTGGAGAATCTACAATATTTACTTTTATGTTTCCTTTTATTTTATTCATAGCCAACATTGAAGAAACAGATATATCGCATTCAGCTATAATCAATAAAGATCTTTTATTTTTTATAACGTATTCTAAAACGCTTTGTATTTTTCTAGCGTTTTCTATTTTATTCTCTACTATTAATATTAATGGATTTACTAACTCTGCAGTGCCTTTGTCTTTATCTGTAACAAAGTGAAAATTCTTTAAACCTTTTTCTAAAACAGCACCATCTACAATATCGTAAGAAGTTTTTTCATCTTTAGATATTTCCATGCTAACTACTCCATTGTTTCCTACAGCTTTGAAGGCCGACGCTATTATTTCGCCAAGCTCTTCGTCGTTGTTGGCAGATATAGTAGCAACTTGATTAAGCATATCGCCTTCTACTTTTACAGACTTTTTCTCTATATAGTCTATGACTTTTAAAACAGATCTATTTATGCCGTTTTTTAAATCTCTAGAATTTATATCTTTATTTATTGCTCCCGTTAAAATAGAGTGCGCGAGCACTGTAGCTGTTGTCGTTCCATCGCCAGCTTCTTTTACAGTTTGTCGTGCTGCTTCTTTTAGCAGCGTTGCACCCATGTTCTCTACAGGATCTAATAGTGTTATAGTATTTGCTACTGTAACACCGTCTTTTGTTATTTGTGGTTTTCCACTAGAATCTTCAAGCATGACACACTTACCGCCAGCGCCTAATGTAGAGCTGACGGCGTTTGTTAGTTTGTCTATGCCTTTAAATACTTTATCTCTAGCCTCTCTACCGAAGTTGAGATGCTTTACTATTGCATTTGACATAATTTAATTTAATTTAATTCTTTGAAAGCTTATTACGGTGCTGGGTTGATTATTAGTTGGCTAAAACTTTGTCCTGCTGGCAACTGAATATCAACAGCTACGCCTTCTGTTTCTGCTGTTATAATAGCATTGTTTAATATCTTTACTGTCTCCGCTGTAAAGTTAGCGCTAGCGTTGAGTCTAATTTGTCCTTGAGCCAGCGCTGTTGTAGCTGATGTAAACTCATACACTAGATCAATCCAGGTTTTACTCGAGTTCATGTTAACGTGTAGCACGTTGCTCTTTACGATGCAATCATGATTTCCTCCGCCAGGTATAACTCCTAATCTTAAATATCCCATTTTTCTTTATTTAAAGGTTTTTATAACTTTAGGTCCTTTTGAGAACTCTAATTTTTTATTGTAATGCTCTATAGACGCATCAATTGCTTGCTCAGCGCCTTCAATTGTTTCACGCCTTGTTATGTCGACCCATGTTTCTTTGTTTGTGTCACGTGGATCTAGGTGTTCAGTTTGGTAAAAACCATTTGGTAATTGAACAATGCGCCAGTTTGATTTTTTAGCTGCGTGTTCATATGATTTTATGGCTTCTTCGGATACTTGTGGTTGACTGCTCCAAGAGCTAGTCTGGTAATAAATTGTCATTGGTTTTGGTTTTAATTGTTATTATTGGTTAATAAGGAGGGAAAAACGGCAGGACCCCAAAAGGGATCCCCCTATGTGCCCCAAAAGGGACACACGCCTTCTCCCCAATATTTTAAAATGCAGCCCAGGTTATTGTTGGTTGGGTGCCACTTGATTTGCTAGCTACTAACTTTAGTTGAGCTAAAGGCTGTGATAATACAGTGATGCCGCCTCCAGTTTTAGATATTCTAAATTGAAAAAACTGCTTACTAGTAAGTACATTAGTGTAACTCGGAGCTGACTGTCCAGATATTTTAGGAAATCCTTTGCTCCCAGCGCCAGAAGAATAATAAAGATCAGGTCTAAAATCAAACACTTGCCCTGTTACCGATGTGATTTGTATTTCTCCTGGTCTATCTGAGTACGGGGCGTTTTGGCTATTAGGGGAAGAGTTTATTGCTCTATAGCCAGTTCTTTTGTTTGAGTTGGCTTCATCACCTCTTATCTTACCTCTTTTCCATCTTTCTAATACTAGCTTATATGTATAACCGGAATCTAGTGTGAAGTTTGTAAAATCTATTTGCAAGTCTTCATAAGTACAATTTGTTGGAAAAGATCCATCTGTTCTGCTTGTAAATTTCCTGTAATTTCTTCCTGTTGTAATAGTTAAACCAACACCTTTAGCTAGCCATAGGGTGTCCGACGCTAGTGTTTTGTCTATTATAGCATTAACTTTAAAGTTTCTAGTAGGATTACCTGTTGTAAACTGCAAAGCATCTTTGTCATAAACCTTGGTTCCTAGCAGTAAGTCTTCACCAGCGGGAGTGTCAGTTGGATAGTTATAAATTATACTCATGTTTCTTTTGTTAATTATCTATAGTTATATACTCACATGTAAAAGTGAAAATTTACATTAGTGACACAAGCCTGCTACTTATATACTATTATAGGCTATTGTCATATTTTTAAGGTGTTTACTAGCAGAGAATTATGGGGTTGCCCCCTCTCCGGCTAGCTCGTGCCCGTTTTGTAAAATCGTTTTACATTTTGCGGGCCCCCTATTTTACCCGGGTTTTTTACATATATATGAATACGCCCCTGACCCCCATCCCCCACCTTTCAACTTTTTCCCGTACCGCCCAAGCTATCGCTCGCTATCGTCTACGTGTCACACTGTCATGTCAATATGTCTTGTGTCATAGTGTCATGTCAACTTGTCATTACATTAAATACAAACTTAATACGAATGTATTTAGATAATAATAATGTAAGTATTTAAAAAACAATATTAAATAACTTGAGACAAAGTGGAATACTATTTAAAACATTTTAACAAGTAAACAAAGTTACACTTAAATACAAACTAAATACGACGACATTAAGATAATATAAATGTAAACAATAACTAATAAATAATAACTATGCAAAATTTAATTTCAAAAAGATTTGTAATCAGAAAATCTCTAATCGGCAAAAATCAAAATATCACTGTCAACTTCAAAAATGGCAAAACAGTTACTTACAATCACGATAAAGTGTATGAAGTAATGAAAGATAAACTTGAAAATATGCCTTGCTTTATCAAGTACAAATCTTACACTTCTTCAACAAGTGTACCAGTATCAGTCAGAGAAGTAGTTGAACAATAGTAAACTACTTTCTGCAAAATAAAATCTCACACAGGTGACTGTCCGAACCTTCAGGCAACAGGAAAACTGGGCAGGGTAAATACACGTGAGTAAACCGGAGTGAATGGCTCGGCAGTAAATCGTGGCGTACTTAATATAGATGAAAAACTCTATAGCGTTAGTAGGTAAATCGCGCACGTGTGTGAGAGAAGTTCGATTCTTCTACACTCCACTAATCTTAAAAACTAAATAACTATGGCTAAATTCCATCATAACAAAGTGGTTGACGTAATCACTAAAATACTATCTTACTCTGCACTAGGTTTTATAATCTTTTCAAGCATTGCACTATTAATACACGTATTCACTTACGGAGGTCCTTCAAGCTTTGGAATTTATGGATAGAGTATACTATAGTAAGTTACAACAGAGATTTATAGCTCGTGAAGAATACTTTGACGAGCTACTCTTTGGAACTTTAAGCGATGAAAACTATAATCGCCCAATACAAACTAAATACGACTCAAAATCGATAATATAATAAAATACTAACTAATAAAATAATAATACTATGTCTAACAAATCTTACACCTTACTAAAAATATCACTCAGAGTTTTCAAAAAACATTACCTTGAACTTACAGATGAGCAGAAGTCTGAAGTGTTAGATATATATTATGACTTCTATTAAAATAAATAACTATGCAATTTCAAGATACTAAATTCAAAGAACTAGACGCTAAAGGTTTAATCACTGATAAACTACAACAAATCGACGAGTTTGAAGCTAACTTCAATCCTAATACAAACAGTAGAGCTATGAAAAAGTGGTGTACTGACTACGAATATCGTAAGCGAGAGTGGGAATGGCGTCAAGCTTTAGGAAACTACGCGCTAACTAATGCACATAAGTGTTTGTAGTATGGAAGATTATATAATAATGTATCAAGACGGTGATTTGGCCGAAGAACAACTACTAGAACTATTAGGTGGCTACTTCTAAATACAATATAAATACGAACTATTGTTGATAATAAAATAAAAACTATGCAAAAAATTAAATTTTTACCAAATAATATAATTAAACTAAACAATAAAACCTACAAAGGTTACAATGTAGGCGAGTTACCACCTAAATTTGCTTTTATATACAATGAAAACAAAGACCAAGACGGTATAAACGAGTGGTTTAATTACAAAGGTTTAACTTATATACAAAAAACTAAATCAATATGGGATTACCTTTAACAATGAAACAGCTGCTAATCTATGCTGAGCAGCAAAAAAAACTACGTGCAAGCGAGCATAGGCGCAAGCACGCACATGACGGAAAGTGTAGTGGACTTAGCGATGCTGAGTACAATCGAGTCAAGCATTCTCAGAAGTCTACCTTTACGAAGGCTAGAAAGTTCACTCACAACCGTATGTGGCGAGAAACATCAAAGAAATTTACAGTAGAACAACTAAAACTAATAAAAACCCTATGACTAGATGGCAATTAGAACAAAAATATCTTGAAGCAAACTTCGTCTTTGAAATGCTTACAAAGTATGGAATCAGAGAAGTAACAACACAGAAACAGGCTAAAAA